GCAAGGAAGTCGTAGCAGACGGCGAAGCCCGTGGTGAGGGTCGTCCCCTGCGCGTTGAAGACCGGGCTGTAAACCTGGTCAGGCGTGGTTGACGCTAATCTTTGAAACAACATCTTATTCTTTCTCCTTTTCTTTCGTTACGAACCTTCTACGGCCCACGTCCCGGACGCGCCGAGCGTGTCCTGCCAGACGGCGGTGAGCGTGCCGGTCGAGTTGGTTATCTTCGGCTGGGTGGGCTCGAAGACCCCGGTCAGCAACACCCCGAAGTCCACCACCCGGTTGAGGCCGTGGACGGCGTTGTTGAGCGTGAGGGTCTGGTCGCCCTTTGCCGAGGTGAACGTGCCGTACACCTTGAACAGCGAGCCGACGCTCTCCTTTTTCGTGACGGTTATCGTTACAGCCATTCCGTCCTCCTCAAGCCGCCGTCACCGTCAACACGCCGTGCATACGCCGGTTGTTGACCGTGGTGTTGCCCTGGAAGAGGATGCTCGCGGTCGAGGCGTCCTGGTTTTCCGGCGTCACAAACGGCTTGGTCACGACGTCGGCCTCCTCGTGGACCACGAGGTTGATGTACTTGCTGTTGAGGAAGTACATGAGTCCGGCGGTGCAGGACCTGTCCCAGAGTATCGGGACGCCCTTGAACCGGAGGTTTTCAAACCCCAAATCCGCGACCTTCGTGTCGGTTATCCTCTCCAAGGGGTTCATGAGGGCCTCGTAATACTCGTACACCGTCTGGGTCGTGAACCCGATGCTCGGCCTGTCGTTGCCGAAGGTGCAGGAGTTGTAGAGCGTCCTCATGGCCGCGAGCCCGTTTGCCGCGAAGCTCGCGGCGGTCTGGGCCTGCGACGCCCACCATGTGAAGGTGGTCGGCGAAAGGCCGCCGACGGTCGCCGTGGTGGAGACGAGGGCCTTTAGTCCGGTGAAGGTCTTCGAGTTGTTGCCCGTGCCGTCGCCGAAGGAGTCGGTCGACATCATGTCCCTCAAAGACATCTCCGCCTGCGTGGTCTTCGCCTGGAGGAGGTCTATCAACTGGGACTCCCCCATGTTGTTCCTCTTCTCGAGGCCGGATATGGTGATGGTCGCGGCGTACTGCTTCCAGTTGAACCGCGCTATCGTCATGCCGTCCTGGGGGGTCGTGTCGAGCACGTCGTACCCGGCGTAGCTCTTGACCGCCGAGCTCTTGCCGTAGAGCAGTTGCTCGACTATCGTCTCGCCCCCGCTCACCACGCGCTTGACCTCGCGCTCGCCGTCGTCGTTCTTGGCGCGGTCGGTCCGCATCACGTCGCCGAGCGAGCCGTTGAGCCACGAAAGGTACGGATAATGCGTGAAGATGTTGTCGTACAGCTTGTCGCGGTAGTTGGCGAGCGTGGTCGTCAACACCGCGTCAATGTTTCTTGTTTCTGATACTCCCATTTCTTACTCCTTAACTGCCCCCGTGCTGGATCATCGCCTGTCGGAACGCGTCCTTTATCGTGACGGCCTTCTTCGCCGCCGGGCTTCCCTGGGCGACCCCGGGCTTGGGGGAGGATTTTAACTTCTTGCCTTCGAGTTCCTTTTGGTAGATTTTTTTGGCGTAGGCCTCGAATTTGCCGGACCGCCTTAAAGCGAGAAAAAAGAGGTCTTCAAGGTTCTCAAGGGACGGGTTTTCCTGCATCTCCTTGGGAAGCGTCGCGGACATTTCCAAAATAATCGGCTTCATCTCCTCCCAGTCGTCGCCGTGTTCCTTCGCCATCGTCGAAAACGACTCGTTGAACTTGGAGAGCTGGGCCTGTTCGGTGAGGGGGCTTATCTCGCCCCTGAGACGGTCGATTTCCATCCGGGTTATCCCCGCCGCCTTCCTGTCGGCTATCTTCTCGATGAGCTGGACGGCGGCCCGCACCTGCGGGTCCTTCATCTGCTCCTCGGTGAAGCCGAGCTCGCGCATCACGTCCGGTTCCGTCCTCGACTGCCGCTTTTGAAGAAATTCCATCAATTCCTTGTCGTTGGCGGCGGATTGGAAGGTTTTTAACATCCCGTCCGCGCCGCCGTAGGGCGATAACTTCTTCTGCCATTCCTTGTACTCGAGCGACGTCTTTCCGAACTTGCGCTGAAGCTCCTTGTAGTCCTTCTCGCTAAAACTTACCTGCGCCTTGTCTTTGTTCGGTTCCCCGGCGGCGGGCTTTCCGACCTTTGCTTCGGGCTGTCCCTTTGACGGGGCGGATTCCGTTTCCGGTTTTTCCGCGACGAGCTGGGTTCCCGAGTCTTCAATCGCCATTTTTTACTCCTGTTCCGCTATTCCAAGTTTTTGCATGATGAGGTCGAGCTTCTTGTCGATGTCCTCGAGCGTGGCCTCCTCGCCCTGTTCCTCCTGGTCGTCCGGCTCCTCCGGTTGCGCCATCGCCTGTCCTATCTTCATAGCCATTCCTTTTCTCCTTTAAATGTTAGTCGGCAAAAGCCAGGTTGTTTTTCTTCATATGCTCGGCCCTCTGGCGCGGGCCGGTTATCCTCACGTTCATCGCCTCGGAAAAATACTCGCACACCACCGGCTTCGAGGCCGGGGCTATCACTATCTCCGCCCCCTTCCCGCAACACTTCTCGGACTTCCTTTGCGAAACCTTGTGGAACGCCTCCCACTCGCGGGGGCATTTTTTGCACTTATACTGGTAAACCGGCATACGCCTTCTTTTCCTCCTTGTCGTGGTCTATGAGGGCCTCCGTTATTTGCGTCTCGGACTTGTTCTTCTGCACCGCGAGCTGGGTCTGCGACTTCTCCTGGCTCGTCGCCAGGGCGGACCGTTCCTTCTCCGCCAGCTTCATCTTGGAGACCTCTATCTTCAACGCCTCTATCTGCTGTTGGAATTGGACCATCTGGTCCTGCTTCTGCTGTTGCGCCTGCTGGTTTTTCCGCACCTGCGCGGGGTCGGCCATCAGCTCGGAAGGGTCGGCCACGCCGAATATCTTGAACCCGTGCGCCGTCGCCTTGACGGGGTCCACATACGGGTTGTCCTTGAACAGCCCGTAGGGCTGGACGAAATCGGCCCGTCTCGAACCCGAGTTTTCCGGCTGGACGCTTCCCATGCTCATCTCGAAGTTGAAGTCGCCCGCCAAATCCCCCGGTTGCACGGAGAGCCACGGAAGAAGCACCTGTCCCTCCGGGCCGGTTATCTGGGCGAGTTTCTTTATCAGGACGGGGTCGACCCCCTTTTCCCTTTGCACGGGGATGTTTATCTCCTCGTCCGCGACCTGTCTTATCACCATGAGGAGTTTTCTCACTATCCGCACCCAGAAGTCGGAGATAATCTCGCGCCTTTCGTCCCTGAGCGCGTTGACGGCCTGGCTTATCGCCTGGGGCTCGGCGGCGGTGTCGTACTTCTGGCTCGTGCCGTTCTCGAAGGCGGCTATTCCGGCGGTCTCCCTGATGTCGTTTTTCGCGCTTTGAATCATCATGTAGGAGTCCTGCGAGACCGGGTTGTCGGGTATCGGAACGAGGCCCGCCTCCGACTTGACCTTGATTATCGTCCCGTCCGCCCCGAGTTGCAGTTTCCTCTCCTCGCTCTCGTCCATCGAGTTTTCGAGGGAGGTGTATTTTCTTTGGCTGACGCGCCTGACGTGGTCGAGCTGGAGTGATTTCAGCCTGTTCAACACGTCCTGCAGGGAAATGAAGAGCTGGACGTCGGAAAGCGGGTAGAAGTCGTCGGGGTTTTCGTTGAAATACAGGATTTCGCACGGAAACCCCTTGTCGAACTTAAGCGGCCATTCCCTGACGCAAAGGGGCTTGTGGTGTCCCATGACGTAGGTCGTGACGAAACCCGTCCTCTTGTCCCACCTGTCCCATCCCTCCACGAAGTCCACGCCGGAGACCCCGCCGTATTCCTTCGCGGGGGATACGACGTTGTCCGGCCTGACGGCGTCCTTGTCCTCCCTGCTTTTGCTCCAGTTGGGCTCCAGGTCGGCGGTGTTCTTGTATTCCTTGTCGTTCTTGACGTCGTCGAGCCTCTTCACCCACCTTCGGGCTATCCAACCCGCGTCCAAAAGAAGCGGATCGTGGCATTCCGCGCTCACCAGAATGTCCCTCGGGCTCAGCCGGACGGCGAAGGGGGAGTCCTCCTTGATTATTTCGTTCACTTCCGCGTTTTCGCCCTCCTCCGTCTCGACCTCCTCCGTCTCGAATGAAAACCCGAACCACATCACCCCGTATCCCCAGATCATCGCGTCGGTCGCGTTCTTCCGGACCTCCCGCTTCAGCTTCAGCTCCCGTATGTAGTGGTCGGCGACCAATTCCACCAGGGCCGAGGCCTGGGCGGGGTCGGGGTTGCTTCTTCCGAGCGGGGTCGCAGACACGCGGGGGTTGGAGATGAGGATGGTGGAGAGCATCGTCCTTATGTTTTTATAGACCATGTTGTCGACCACCTGGTCGTTGTACTGCCTGCCCTGGGCCTCGTCCCATTGGGAGCCCCGGTAATACTTCAAATTCACCGCGCCCCTGTCTTTGACGATTTTGAACCGTTTGACGGCGGCCTTGTGCTCGTCCTTGATTTTTGCGAACTCCTCCTTGGTAAGGTCAGGCATTGGTCAGGTACCCCTCCCTGTTTTGCCGGGGGTTGTGGTTCATCCAATATTTGAAGGAGCCCTTTGGAACGGAACTTTTCATCCTGGCGGGGGAGGGTCGTTCCATGAGGGCGTATCGGAGCGCGTCCATCGCGTGGTCGCTTCCTTCCGTCTTTTCCTTGTCGCCCTCGACCTGGCGCCCCTCGCGCCACCTGTAGTATTTGATTTCGTGCAACGTTTCTTTCATCGTCGAGAAGAAGTAGACGCGGGGCCACTTCACCCTCGAGAGCCTCTGGTCCCTGTGCGGCCAGGGGGGGATTCCCTCGCTTGTCGGGGTCATGTACTCCATCCCCCTCGTCCGCCCGGTCATCCTGTCGTTGTCGCCCGCTATGACGGGGGAACCCCCGTGGTAGGCCAAATCCCGCCTCAACTGCGCGGCGGACGGGTCCGCGACGGTGGAAAGGACGTATTCCTCGCCCGTCATCATCCGGATCTTCTCCGCGTGCTGGGGCGTGGCCACGCTCGTGTTCCTTTCGTAATATTCCCTGTAGAAGTAAACTTCCCCG